GCCTTGCGGCATAACTACTACAGATTACCTAACTGTAGTCACCTCACCGGTGCTAGGGTAGACCCACAGAAAATGAAGGAAAATAAATACAAAAAGCAAAAGCTTAATGGGTTTATACTCCTTACTATTAAGTGGCTCGCAAATAGCTTAAAATTAAGCTATAAGGAGACCTCTTATGCTCTGTTGGTCACTAATAAAATCCTTAATGTAATAGAGAACCGCGGTTTTACCGAGGCTATCCGTTACACTAAGGACCTTCGTTTAAAATTTACAAAAGTCATACTTAGTATGGACCCAGTAACTTTTGAACGAGGGGACCAGTTATGGTTACCTAAGCTTTTAGTACGGCCGATCCAATATATACAAGAGAGTAAAAGTTACCCTTTTATAAGGCTAATCTTTTCATCTTTATATATTACTAGATCAATCCGAATAAATGGTGAAATATCTTTTGATTCTATAGTGAAAGGGCCCGACTATGTCGGTAATCTCTCAGCTCTAGATCAAGATATTAAATCATTTCTAAAAGACTTAGGTGTGAATCTTAAATATATAGGGGAACCACCTAAATCGGTGAGATTCAAGGAGTTCCATATGACGTCTAAAAGTGGTCCTAATGGGCATGCCCTTTGGACCTCTTATATTGACGCAATGTCTTTAACTGACCAACAAATAGAATCTATTAAGATTTTATCTGGTGGAAAGTTATCGGACCTTATATTTAAGTTTATCAGTCTTTATAAACAAATTCCATCATTCTTCGATTCCCGTAATCCTATCACTAGGATGCCGGTTACTCGTCGATTGACGAAGATTTGTGACAAAGAAGGTAAAATTAGAGAAGTTGCTATAGGGGATTATTATTCTCAAGCAGCATTGCTGCCTTTGCATAATTTCCTTTATCGTATCCTCAATAATATTCACCAAGACTGCACATCAGACCAAACTAAATTATTTTATACTTTAGAGAATTCTATAGGTAGTTCTTATCATAGTATTGACCTTACGGCCTTTACAGATAGGTTCCCTATTGATATTAACCATCGTATATTTCTAATTTGGTTTGGGGAAGAATATGCTAATGCATGGAAGGATCTTATGATAGGTACTCCATTTGATTACAAAGGTTCTAAAATATCTTATGGAACCGGTAACCCAATGGGTATGTACTCATCATTTAATTCTACCGCATTGGCACACCATTTTATCGTATGGAAGGCATGTAAAATGTCTAACTTACGATGGAAAAGGGCAAGATATATGTTATTAGGTGATGATATTGTTATTGCTAACGATACATTATCTGATAACTATAAAAAGCTTCTTTCTGAATGGGGTGTTGAGATTCAACACTCAAAAACACATGACTCCAAATATGGATTCGAATTTGCTAAGCAACTTCGTCTCCATGGAATTAATGTGTCTCCCTTCCCTTTATCAGCACTCTATGAAAGGCGTTCCGAGACTATTACTAGTACCGGAATCATCTTCCAAGAATTAACCTATAAACGGTGGGGCATTGATTTGATGTCAGCCTTAGAGAGTTACTTTATTATAGTATTACAGTGGAAACGGCCGAGGTTTCGGCAGTTTAAACCGGTACTTAATTTAGTAATGTCCTTAATCGAGACTCTACAAGGGAAAGGCCAAATAGGTAAAGCAGTAATGCAATACGTAAAGGCAACACTTCCTGGTGCTCCTCGAAAATTTACTAAAAAGGTTAACAAAACACTGTATTATCAGTGGTTAACAGTTAAAGTAGTTCAAGAGTTGTACCTAGAGTCAAGAGATAGGATAGTTAATCCCAAAACCAAAGGTAGTCTAGGAGACCTAGCTACCTTTATGGTTATGGATATAACCTCTCTAAGAGATGGGGGAGCAGACTGTTTCGATTATATTGAAGCAGTCCCATTCCTTCAGGTATATGGTAGGGCTGAAGAAGTCTTTTTAAAGAGCTTCGACAACCTTTACGATTACGGTATGGGAACTCAGCCTAAACAGCTAAGGGCCCTTCTCGGAAAAGTAGATATACCTCTCTCAGATTCTGGTTTCTACGTACGTCATCGTGACGTAATCGTAGTCCAGGCAATGAGAGCCTCTCGAATTATAACTCGCCTTTTAAAAGAGACCACTGAGGTTAACGCCTATCAAGGTAAATTAAAATTTAGATTACCTTGGGCGGATGATCTCGAACGCAAGCATAAGAGCCTACGGGATGGTAGATCCCGAGTGCCATAAAACTCGAAAGAGGGGATTGGTGCTAGTTATCTCCGTAAG